TCAATTCAAAGTTCTTCCAGGTAAGTGCCTTCTACAGTTTGCACGAAGGCGGGATTCCGAGGAAGGCAAGGTTTGATGAGCTGAACACACTAGGGGATCGGCTAGACACGAATTGGGCTATCCTGTGCGGATTAGACCGAGCAGATCCAATGAAAACAGGGAAGGCTAGTGGGGCAAGGACGATGTTCACCTGTATGGCAAAGGGTCTTGCAGGGAGCAAGAGTCGGCCCTTCCTTTTTTCAGATGTCACACATGAGCAGAGTTACGTCTATTTCATCCTGTGCCTTGCGGACATCACCTCCCATTCGCTTGAAGATATAAAGGCGATCATTCTGTCGTGTAATGAGGAATACGATGGTATTGATGCGTTCTGTGGTGAGCGATGGGGTATCTGGGACTTAGATCCGTGGTGCAAGGAGAAGGAAATCAAGCTTGAGGTCGTTTACCCGACCTATGACAGGCAGAGGGCGGCCTTCACCGAGCTTTACACAGCTTTCGCACAAGGGCGGATCAAGTCTCCTCCCATTCGAGTGGCAGGGAGCAAGGAACCGAACATATTCAAGGAAGAGGCGGGAATCCTTTACCATGATGCAGACAAGCATTGGTTCGGATCGCCTGAAAAGAATGAGAAGTACGGGATACAAGATGACTGTATGTACTCGGTTGCGTGGACAATGTACGGGGGAAGGGAGATACGGGCAACGGATTTCAAGGAGAGGACAAGGAAGATGTGGTGGGGGGATTTCGTACCCACGGGTTTGAGGATGCTAGGGCGGTATTAGTGCAACCCACACGAAACAGATTGCAGGTGGTTTACGAAACACATTGCGTGGGGGTACGCACAGTTTTTCACGACATAGAATATGATAAAAAAGAAAAAAGATATTTATAAAGATAAATCTTTATAAATGAAATGCTTCGGAAAAATCCGAAGCATACAATTAAAAAAGAATATTATTAAATAAACAAGATTTCGGAAGATTTTTGTTGCTTTTTTGTTCTTTTTCTTGTACCTGATAATACAGGAGGATGAACCATATGAGTAAATTCACAAAAAGAAACATAAGGCATCAGGAAGCCATAACAGCCTTGCAGGGTTTGTCTGATGACCAACTTCGATCCTTGCAATTCTCGTTTCCTTGGCAGTACTCAGAAGTACAGGATACGAAGGATTCTGATGGATTCGGGACGCTTTCCGCCTCTCAACAGAAGACGGATAGGGAGACTATTCAGAAAAGTTGTTGGGATAAATTCAAAAGGAGTCCCCATGTCAGTACATCTATCAGGGGTCTTGTAGGTCGGTTAACAGGCTACGGCTTTGAGATTTCATCGGAAAATCAGGAAGTTCAGGAAGTTATCCAGGAAATTGAACGAGACCGCAGGAACAGGTTGTGGAGTTTTTGGCCTAAATATGTGGGTCGGGCGTTTATTGAGGGTGAGCTTTTCTTGCTTCTTTCCTTGCATCCCGATGGATTTGTCGAAATTGACTTCATTGATCCTAGCAATGTAAGTGGGGGAGGGGATGATGGAATCTTGTATCATCCGAATAAGGCAACGATGCCACTCTACTACTTTGTTAAAACTGAACAGGGGTATGGTTACACAAAGCAGACAAAGACTGTGGTTGTTCCATCAATAGAGCTTGCCTACTTCCCAAATCTTGTGTCAGAGATAAACAAGGCCGACCTCAAGGGAAACAAGATTGTTGGGATAAAGGGGGAAAAGAAGTATAAGGCTCTTGGGGGGATGTCTCAGTTCATTGTAAGTTGGGACAGGTCATTTGTCACCCGCCGAAACATTTCCTATTTGAGAACTATCATTGAATGGCTGAACTACTACGAGACTTTGAAGAAGTATGAGATTGACCATAAGAGGTCGGCAGGGTCGTTCCTGTGGGTTGTCACGATCAACGATGTTCAGTCTTTCCGGCTGTGGCTTGGACTGTCTGATGAGGAGAGGCGGAAGACAGGGATCATGGCAAAGAAGACTCCTGGTGGAACACTCGTTCTTCCTCCGGGAATGTCTCTTGATGTCGCAAACCCATCCTTGCCGAACATTTCAGAAAGCGACACAGATATTTTCCATATGATTTCAGCGGGATTGAATGAACCTGAAGATGTCTTGTCGGGACAGTCTAAGGGAACCTTTGCATCGGTCAAGGCTTCTCGTGGGCCTATGTCAGACAGGGTTGCCGATGAGGTTGCCTACTTCGAGAGGTTTCTCCGCTACGACCTGTTTGCCAGTATCTTCTTCCTGAGAAGTGCAGTCACAGACTTCCCAAGGGAAATCAAAATGAAAGAAGCGGTGGACTTCAAGAAGAAGAAACCGGTCTTCAAGTTTGTAAGGAAAGCTCCAGAGGACTTGATTGACTTCAACTTCCCGACTTCAGAAGTCATTGATGCTGAGACTCGGGCGAGAGCTTATATGGGAGTCAAGCATGGTTCTGTTGTCGATACTCTTGGAGTTCCCTATTCTGAAGTCAGCAAGAAGCTGGGTATGTACAATTATCGGAAGCTCAGGTTGATGCAGGCTACGGAGGAAGAGCGGTATCCAGAATTGATTAAGAACATTGATGCTGAGTCACTTCAGGAGAAAAAAGAGTCGGAACCCTCCCCTAAGAGCGTGGACAGGGGTGGTGATGATGATAATGACGAAAATGAAAACGAAGGAGAAGAATAATGTTGAAGCCAAAGTATCTCACTTGTGACCCGCCGAATGAAGCAGAGGGTGTTACCTACTACACTCTTGTTGGTTTAGGGGAGGAGCCTATTGAGGTTCCACGAAGCACGGGGGACGAAACCTGTGGTTTCAAGTTTTATTTGACGGATATCCCCGTAGGGACATATACAGTAAGAGCAATGGCGTGTAATGAATGGACTTGCTCTCTGGAGAGTAATTCTGTAAATTTTACCAAACTGGCGGCACCGTCACCCCCGGAACTCCGTCTTGGTTAATGCGATTGTGGATTTGGTTTCTGGGGTTGTTTTAAGGAGAAGAGATGCCGACGAATAATTTCAGTTCAGAGAAATATTGGATCAACAGGTACAGGACTGGAGGCGGCTCAGGGCCGGGATCAATGTTCCGCCTAGCCGCCTTCAAAGCCCGAACGATAAACGAGTTGGTAAAGTTCTATAAGATCAATACGGTGATTGAGTTCGGATGTGGGGAGGGTTCTCAACTCAGCCTTGCAGAATATCTATATTACATTGGATTTGATGTAAGCCCTCACGCTTTGGATAATTGCAAAAAGCTCTTTGCTAAAGACCCATTCAAGGTTTTCAAACCCCTGAATGAGTATATTGGGGAGACTGCTGATCTAGTGCTTTCTTTGGATGTGATCTTTCACCTTGTGGAGGATGCTGTATTTGAAGCTCATATGGAGCTTTTGTTTTTGGCGTCCACAAAGTATGTCCTGATCTACTCGTCCAACAAGGATGTTCAGGATGAGAACCAAGCTCTTCATGTGTTTCACAGGAAGTTTACAGATTGGATTGAGAAGAACAAGCCTGAATGGAAACTGAAGGCTAAATTTGAAAACCCTTACCCGTATAGGGGGGATTGGAAGACAGAATCGTTTTCCGACTTTTATCTATATGCGAAGGAATAAAAGAAATGATCCCGGTTGTCTTTTGTTCGTGGAAACGAGTGCAGAATGTTCCGCTTCTTGTCGATTTGATTCTGAACCAAAAAGGAGTAGAGGAAGAAATTCGTGTATTTATTTGGAATAACAATAAAAATGAACAGGAACGCCTTGCACACTACACTTCACAATGGAACAATGGACAAGTCGTTATTTTCAATTCTGAAAAGAATATCGGAGGATTCGGACGTTTCTATTTAGCAAGGAACCTTGTTGGAATTGCTGACAAGGTTATTTTTTTTGACGATGATCAAATTATCCGCCCTGATGTAATTTCAACTTTTCTTTCCTGCTACAAGCCTAGACAGATTGCCTCCTGGTGGGGATGGTTCTTCAAGGGAGGTTATTGGAACAGGGAACGAGTTACAGATGGTTCTCTGATTCATTATGCTGGCACAGGCGGGATGCTCTGTGACATCTCTATTTTTGAAGAGGACGGTTTGTTTGAGTGTCCGGAGAAGTATTGGTTCGCTGAAGATTTGTGGCTCTCCTATTACGCACAGCATTGTTTAGGGTGGGATTTGATAGGGATTTCGGCTGGAATTAGGATTGAGGTTGATGGCCTTGATCAATATCATGGTATGAAGAAGCT